GCTTATACACAAGCAAAGAAGGTGTGCTTGAAATCCTCGACAAGGAATACAAGTTCCCGGAAGGCTACAAGTTTGTGCTTGATGGCAAGGTTCGAGCACCGTATTACGACCAAGAATGTCAGCGTCCAGGAGCAACACCACAGTCGATCGCACAGGAACTAGACCGTGACTACGGCGGTTCTGAGTATCAAATCTTCGGCAAAGACTTGTACGAACAAGGTAAGTCAGGACTGCTTCGCCCTTACGAGCAAGGAATCCTGTTTTATGACGAAGAAGACCTTACTCCCGAGTTTAATGCGACTACGGACGGTCCGTTTAAGGTTTGGTGTCACCGTGATAGTAGCGGTGTACCTGTCAAAAGTGGACAGTACGTGATCGGTTGTGACATCTCTGCCGGACTAGGTGGAGACTACACAAGTAACTCTGTATTAGTTGCTGTAGACACAGTAACCGGACAGCAGGTGGCAGAGTTTGCAACCAACACACTCAGACCTGAAGCGTTTGCTGACCTCACGATTGCAACAGCAAAGTGGTTTAACAACGCTTACCTGATCTGGGAAATGAATGGTCCTCCTGGTGGAGCATACACAAAGCAAGTTCTCGAACGTAACTACGGCAACATTTACTACCGTGAGATCGAGAACAAAAGCTATCGCAAGAAGACACGCAATCCAGGTTGGTTCAGTACGGACAAAAACAAACTTGCTGTACTTAGCCAGATGTCAGCCGCTATTCAGAACGGTGAATACTGCATCCGCAGTGAGAAGCTACTGAATGAATGTCGGCAGTACGTCTACAAGCAGGGGAAAGTCGTACACAGCCGTTCTGTAAAAACGCAGGACGACTCAGCCAAAGGTCAGGCACATGGTGACCGAGTGATTGCAGCAGCAATTGCATGGCATGCGACGAAGGACAGACCAGCACGCAAACCAGTTGAACGAGATGCGTTTGAAGAAGACTTGCCATACGGCTGCATGGCATGGCGACTTAGAGAGCACGAAGACCGTTTAGCGTTACAGAATAACGATGGTTGGTAATGAACCCGAACAAAGAACTTGATCGCACTCGCCTGCTGAAAGCAATTCAGCATTCGACCAAAGCACTAAAGCCTTTTCGTGAAGTGCGTAAGGCAATGGTGCGTGACTTCGTTGGTTCGTACTACGGAATGACGGATGAGCTGAATCGCCGTGAAGTCATCATGAACCTGATGTACCAAACGGCTGAGACATACACCATGAGCTTGGCTGCGAATCGACCAAGGGTTTTAGTCACCGCTCGTCACCCAGACATCGAATGGTTTGCACACACATTCCAACTAAGCCTGAACAATCTCATCAAAGAGATACGCCTTGAGAACATCTTGCGGAAGGCGGTGATGGACTCTTTCTTTGCCATTGGCATTGTGAAGGTCTACACCGCTGACGCAGGACTCGTACAGCTTGAAGGCGAAGACGAATGGGTTGATCCGGGAAAACCGTTTGCTGAGAACATCAGCCTTGATGACTTTGTGTATGACACAACAGCGAGTGAGTGGCGAAAGAGCTCGTTCTGCTTAAACAAGTTTCGCATTAGTCGTGAGAAGGTCATGAACGACTCGGCTTACGACCGCAAAGTTATTGAGCAGTTAAAGCCAGCAACACAGTATCCGAACTACAGCAACCACGATGGTGAAGTTCCAGTACGTGAAATGCTGAGAGCTGAAACCACAGAACCAGGCATCGACCCAATGCTTGATCTGATGGACATCTGGCTTCCGAAGGACAACCTAATCGTCACGATGCCGGTTGGGAAAGACACAAAGCCAGTACGCATTGTTGAATGGGAAGGACCTGAAAACGGACCTTTTCACACGTTGAGCCTGACGTGTGAAGTACCAGACAACATCATGCCGGTTTCACCAGCGATGAATCTCAAGCCGCTGAGTGATCTGGTTAACGGACTACTGAGAAAACAGAAGCGACAGGCTCAAAGACAGAAGGACATTCCGTTCTATCAGGCTGGACATCAGGACGATGCTCGCCGAATTGAACGTGCCAGTGACGGTGAATGGACAAGAGTAGACAACCCTGACAGTGTGAACGTGATGAAGATGGGCGGTGTTGACTCCCAAAATCAAGCGTTCTCCCACAGCATGAGAGACACATTCGATCGGATGGCTGGGAACTTGCAGATGATGGCAGGTCTTGGTCCACAAGCGGATACGCTAGGCCAAGACAAGCTCATCCATGGTGCTGTGTCTAAGCGAGAAGCGAACATGCAGTACCGTGTCGTCGATTTTACCGCGCGAATCTGCAAGGATCTCGGCCAACTGCTTTGGCAGGACGAGATGCTTGAGATACCGAACGAGTTTGAAGCTGCTGGTCAAACCATTCGTGCAGATTGGGACCCTGAAGTGCGTGAAGGCAACTTCTGGGATTACAACTTTGAAGTCGAGCCATTCAGCATGATGTACAAGTCTCCGAGCGAACGAGTTCAGGGACTGACAAACTTCGTGACTCAGATCGCTATGCCAATGGAGCAAGTGCTTGCTCAGGCTGGTGGAGCAGTAGACATGCAAGAGCTGACCGAAGTCTACGCAGACCTCATGGACATGCCACGACTGAAATCGATTGTGAAGTTCGATCAGCCAGGCAATGAACGTCCAGGCCCAACTCCAGAACAACCGGCTCAAGCGAGTCACACAGTTCGTGAGTCTGTACGTAAGAGTGTTTCAACCGGCGGCACAGACAAAGCCAGAAGCAACGTGATGCAACAGCTACTGCAAGGTGGGCAACCTAACGAACAACAGATGGGAATGATGGGCAGAGAGAAAGCGACTTAATGAAAACCGTAATCCACGTTAACCAACATAAGATCCGATCCAACATCAAACTCGAAGATCCTGAGCCCGTGTTGACCGTGAAGAATTACAAACAAAACCGTTATGCACACGAAGTAGTCATTAAGGCAAACGGTGATGAAGTCGCACGAATCGTCTATCGACCACACAAACCGCTTTCATGCGGCGCACGATGCTGGATTGAAACAACACAGGAAGTGGAACTAATCGATGGCTAAGAAATATTACTACCGCAACAAAGACGGCGAACTCGCATGGCACGATCAACCGCTGCCTGAGTTCGGCAAAGAGAACGTCAAAAAAGCTGACAGACGTTTAGGCACAAACGCTTGGTCAACCGGCTTGGTCAGCGACGCAGCTGGAGTACACCCGAACCAAGTCAAAGAGTTTCGGGAAGACGCACAGAAACAAGGATTTACAGGAGTTTCGTTTACGGACAGCGGTGATTGTGTTTTTCACTCACGCCGTGAACGCGCACGCTATTTGAAGCACCGTGGTCTATTTGACCGCAACGGTGGTTATGGAGACTGAGATGCCAGAAGAAGTAAACGAAGAAGTACAGGAAGAAGAAATCACTCTTACTGAAGATGATTTAGCGGTCATCGATGAGGTTGAAGCAACCGACGAAGAACCGCAGGAAATAGAACAATCAGACTCTGTTGAATCAGAGCCTGAACCAGTTGTCGATGATGAACCTTCCATCGATGACGATGTGTCTGGTCAGACGTTTAATCCTGACTTGGTGGCACGAGCACAGCAGTACGGACTCGATCCGAACGGCTTTGCAAACGAAGAGCAGTTGAACTATGTAGTTGACCAATTCAACCAAGGTAATGACCAACTCTACCAATGGCAGAACTGGTATCAAAACCAACTACAGACACAACAGCCTCAGACAGCTGAGCAATACAAAACTCAGCAACCTCAATTCCGTGTGGACTTGAGTGAAGACTACGACGAGGGATTACGAACAGCGATAGATCAAATGGCTGCACAAATGCAGTCGTACTACGATCAGCAGCTCGATGTCGTCGCTCGCAGTATTCTCGATCAGCAGGATCGAATTGCCTATCAACAACAGTATGTGTCTCAAGCTGAGGCTTATCAGCAACAGCAGAACGCAGCTAGCGAGTTAGACCAATTCAACAATGCTGTATCTCGTTTAGATAACCAAGCACTCTTTGGTGATTCGTCTTATCAGGAACTTGAGCCTGGTAGCCAGCAAGCACAAAACATGGAACGCCTGTTCGATCAGGTCAACGTGTTAGCTGCCGGTTATGAAGCTCAGGGACTTCTCGTTCCTCAACAGGACGAGCTTGTGAAACAGGCATATCACACTGTGTTTGGTGAACAAATTAGTAACCAACACCGACAACGATTTAATGACCGAGCACGCCGCAACTCTCGCCGTAGACTTGGTTCAGGTGCAACGACAGCAGCTCAGCCCGAGCTTGCAGATGATGTAGATGAACTGGTTAACAGTGAAGTGCTAAAAGAGTTTTACGACTCTGCGATGTCGGACAACGGATCGTAGTCGGTCTGAATATAGGAGGGCAATTCAATGCCTTTACTTCCAGACCAGCTCGGTGATTTCGTTACCCTGACTCTCAACAACTTCAAGAAGAAGAGTTGGGTTGACTTGTCACTGGACAAACAACAACACATTTTCGCTCAGAAATTTCTGAGTGGGAAGACTCGTACACCGTATTCTGGCGGTGGACAACTTGAGTGGAAGGTTCAAACAACCAACACCGGAACGGCAAAGTTCTCTGAGCTGTACAGTGTTGACGCTACATCGGTCAAAGACCTGATGACAACGGCGAAGCAACCTTTTACCAAAGCAACTGTCAACTTCAGTTATGACGTTGATGAAGATGCTTTTCAGAGTGACCGTGAGACTATCATTCGTGAGATTGATATTCGACGACACTCTGCTTACAACGATTACTTTGAACTGATGGAAGAGGCTCTGTGGTCTGCACCTAGCAGCTCAACAGAAAGCCCACGAAGTCCATCTGGCATCCCATTCTGGGTTCAGAAGTCAGCATCGACTCCTGGCGGTGGATTCACTGGTGGCGATCCTAGCGGATTTTCCAACGGTGCAGCAGGCATCAAAGTGTCTGATGTAGGCAATTGGAAAAACTGGTCATTCAACTATAAGAGTGCCGGTTCTCGTGATGACCTCGTAGCCAAGATACGTAAGGCCATTGCTCACTGTTACTTCCAAGCTCCTAAGCAGTTCTCTGAACTAGCTGGTGGCAAGGCTGAAAGTGACCATATGTTCTACACAACTTACAGCGTAATTGCTGATTTAGAGAAGCTCATGGAAAGTCGAAATGACAACCTTGGGACTGACCTGATGAAGTACGCTGGCTCAGTTGTGATTAAAGGTAATCCAGTTGTTTGGGTTCCTTACTTAGACCAGAACGACTCCAGCAACCCTATCTATGGAATTAACCATAAAGTGCTTCAGTGGCACTACAAGAAGGGTCGTGACATGTTGTGGCATCCACCAGCGAAAGCTGCACGCCAGCATACTGTCCGGGAAGTCCACTGTGACAGTTGGGGTAACTTCATCTGCCTGAACCGCCGACGACTCTTCGTTGGCTACGTGGCCTAATTAGGAAAGGAGTTTGAATAATGGGTGACCTTTATCTCAAACCGCAACGAGGGTCAGATGCCGTTCTGCGTGGTCTGTCCCCTAACATCTGGAGTCAGTCTCCACTCACGCAACTTAGCGTTGGTGGCTTAGACGAAGGCTTTGGATTTATCGACGACTTCTTGGCATTTGACGATGCCTCGACTCGTTGGCTTTTAACTCAGGCAACAGCCGGTACTGCCGCTTGTGACGTTGCTGCTAAGGGTGGTGTGTTGCTGCTGGATTCTGCCAGCTCAACCAACAACCAAGGTGCACAACTTCAAATGGGTGGTGCAGCTGCTGCTTCCAGCTTCATTCCGAACGCTAATGCGAAAATCTATTACGAAGCTCGCATTAAGTTGGCCGACATCGGCTCAACGACTGTTCAGGCTTTTGCTGGTTTGTCTGAGATTGACTCAACGCTGTTTGCTTCAGCAGCAAACTCTTCTGCCAACCACGTTGGATACGAAGCTATCAATACGACAGCTTTGGCAATCCATAGTGAGAAGGCTGGAAGCCGTAGCTCTACCAGCGGAGTTCACACTCTCGTTGATGATGCCTACGTGAAAGTTGGGTTTGTCATTGATGGCCTGACCAAGATCACACCGTACGTCAACGGTGTGGCTAAGGACACCATCACCACGAATATTCCAATCGTGGAACTGACACCTAGCTTTGTTTGCCACAGTTCTGGAACGACTGATCCAATCATGCACATTGATTGGGTTGCTTGTTTCCAGGCTGAGCAAGTAGCTAACTAAGTCTCCTGTGCGTCAGCTCTGGCGTAGTGGCTTCGGCTGCTGCGTCAGGGCGACTCGCACTTTTCTGGGTTTAATAAATGGCTTTTGTACGAAACGAAGCAGTAACAGGATTCACCTTTGGTCTTGTTAACAAATCGACTGGTGCAGCACTAACTGGTGTTGCCAGTGCGATTGGTAAGTACGTAACCAAAGACGGTGGAACACAAGCAAGCATTGCAGGCTCTGTGGCCGAAGAAGGCAATGGTCAGTACAGCGTAAACCTAACCGCTGCGGAAATGAACGCATCGGTAGTTGGCCTGCTGTTTACACACAGTGATGCTATTCCTGTTCAGTTCACAATCAAAACGCTCGGAAGTCCGGCAGACACATCAACTGAATCGAGCCTCAGTCTCACGTATGCGGACATTCGCAAGGAGATTGGCTGGTTTCTGTTTGGTGAACGCACAAGCTCGAACTGGTCGAGTGACGAAGGCTCACAGATCGACGACATCGTGAAGTCAGGCCTTCGCAACTTCTACCACCCTGCTCCTACCCAACTGTCACCAACAGGTTACAAGTGGAGCTTCCTCGAACCAACAACAACTTTATCAACTGTCGCCAACACATCTGATTACACACTCAGTGCAGACTTTGGCGGCTTGATAGGCCAGATGACTTACTCATCCGATGACAGTCGCTGGTTCCCAATCGAAATAACTGGTGAGCATCGGATAAGAGTGTTGCGACAGCGAGATTATAGCGATCTTGCCAGTGACCCGAAGCTTGCCGCTATTCGTCCAATCAGCTCTGACGGTTCAAACGGACAGCGATTCCAGCTGATGCTTTATCCCAAACCGGATAAGGCATACACGCTTAGTTATCGCTACCACGCACTGCCTGGAAAGATTGACGCAAGCTATCCGTATCCCAAAGGTGGTGCTGCTCACGCTGAGACAATCCTTGAGTCGTGTCTGGCTATCGCTGAAGCACGGATGGACAACAACGCTGGTATTCATGCAGCTGCATTCCAAAACAGGCTCAATGCCTCAATAGCCTACGACAAGCTCATGCACACACCTGAACGCATGGGATACAACGGCGATGGCAGTGATCTGGACGCATGGAACGAACAACAAAACAGATACATGAACGGAGACGTTGTGAAGTACAACGGCTCATTCTTTACAGATACGAACCCATAGGTGAACTATGCACTGCACACCACAAAACGATGTGTTGCCCAGCATCACAGTAAGTGATGACAAGGACAACTCAGATGCGATTGTGTTCTCTGGATTTACGAAGGGAGTCGTCTTAGTTCCCAACGGTTCATCCATCACATCGCTGACGTATTGGATTTCCAGTACAGAAGACGGCACATACACACAGCTCTACAACGCTGGTAGTGCCATCTCCACAACCGTCGCTGCAAACCGAGTATTCGCACTGAACAGTGCAATCGAAGGTGCAGCTTTCCTCAAGCTGCAAGGCGATGCTGCCGGAACAGTAGACCTACATTTAATCTCTTCCTAGAAGGAACCCTTTGATGAGTGGACATAACATTCTTCAACAACTGGCTCGTGAGCCGGAAATGAACATCGTCGATCCAGGCAATGGTGGCACGATCCCCGTAGACCGCACATTAGGCATTGTGTCTATCGTGACGGCTGCATCTGAAACCCGAAAGATTGCATCTCCTGAGCGAGCTGGCATCATTCTGGCTTTGTGTCTGAAAACCGATGGTGGTGACGTAGCTATCACAGGTGCAGACAGTGAAATCCTGAACAGTGGTAACGGAACCGAAACCACAGCAACAATGGCTGACGCTGGCGACTTGCTAGTGCTTATGTCGATTGAGAAAGGCTCAGATTACATCTGGTCGCCTGTTGCTAATAACGGAGCAGCGATGAGCTAATGGCGAGATTACTGACACGGTTTGATTTGCCGTGGCCAGTCAAAGGACTCGTCGAATCAACCGGCTATGAAACACAGCCTAAAGGGACGACCGTCGATTGCCAGAATGTTCGTGCTTATGATCCAGGCACTGGCCGCTCTCGTGGTGGGCAAAGAGCTGGATTAACAAAGTACGTTAACGCTCGAACAGCTGACGGTAAGGTTCAGGACATTGGTCAGGTAGTAGCTCGTGACACACCAAGCGACCAATCAGAAGTTGGTGCTAGAACTGTTACGACCTACGCCGTGACTAATGGAACAGTGGCAAAGGTTACCAGCTCGACATTTACGACTGCTACTAATGGCAGTAGTGCATTGTCGTCTAGCGTGCCTGCCATCTATTCTGCTGAACTGTTCGGTGTGGTTTACTTTGCTGATGGTGCTTCCACAAAACAGTGGACAGCTTCAACCAACACAGTTGCTACATGGTCAGCCTCCTCTGGTTCGCTGCCGATTGATAGTTCAAACGAACCTCGTCTGATTGAGACGTGGCGTGGTCGCATTGTTTGCAGTGGTGTTAGCACTGATCCACACAACTGGTATATGTCAGCTGTGGGTGATGCTCGCAATTGGAACTACAGTCCATCTACGCCAACCGCTACGATGGCTGTCGCTGGAAACAATGCTGACGCTGGCAAAAGCCCAGACATCGTCAATGCAATGTGTCCGTATAACGACGACATTCTGCTGTTCTTCGGTGACCACAGCATCTATCAGATGACTGGTGACCCAGCTGAAGGTGGTCGTCTCGACCTTATTTCAGACACAATCGGTGCTCCATTCGGCAGACCTTACTGCAAGAGTCCTGAAGGAATTGTTTACTTCTTCGGTTCAACAGGCGGTGTCTATCAGATGCAGCCTGGTTCTCCTCCGCAGAACATTACTGAGAACGCTATTCAGGAACGAATGAACTCCTACAACGCCAACACCACGTTGGTTCGTATGGTGTGGTCTGACCGTGAGCGTGGTTTCTATGTGTTTCTGACACCGCTCGGTGGTGGAGCAACAACCAACTATTACTACGACGTTCGTAATCAGAGTTGGTGGCCGGATAAGTTCGGTAACAACTCACACAATCCTGTGTCTGTTCACACCTTCGATGGTGACGCTGCTGCCGACAGGACTGTGTTAATGGGTGGTCAGGATGGTTACGTTCGCCGCTTTGACTATGACACACCAAGCAAGACGGATGATTCAACAGCAATTGATTCATACATCAAGCTTGGACCAATCAACTTAAAGAATCGCCCGAAGCTCATGCTCACTGAGATTAAGGCTGCACTTGGGACTGGATCAAACGATGTTTCCCTCAATGTTTACACCGGAGAAACAGCAGAAGCTGCTGCTGCTTCTAGCACTTCTCAGCTGGCTGCTACTGTGTCTGCTGGTCGCAATAAAAGCGAAAGACGAAGAGCGACTGGTCATGACATGTTTATCAAACTTCAAAACAACACAGACAGCCAGTCATGGAGTTACGAGTTCCTTGGAGTA